CAATGTCAAGATCAACATTGCCGTTGATGCCGTCCACGCTGCCTTTCTCGGAGTGCTGCCAGATGCCGTATGCGCCTGTATAATTGGTCTTGTCCACCCAGTGCGCCAGCCAGATCGTGTAGCGGGACTTGATGTCATCGGCAGTATGCGTTGTAAGGGAGGATGCCGAGCCGTACAGACCGACATAATAACCTGCCGCTTCGACTCTTTCAAGAAACGCCCGCATGATCGCCGACACCTTTTCCTTGCCGAGGTCAAACTGCTTTTTCTCCTCCAGATCGAAATAGACCGGAAACTCGAATTGCTTTCCGGTGATGACCGACAGGAATACACCCGCTTCCTGACGTGCCTCGTCCTCGTCCATTGCGTAGGAATACCAGTACGCGCCAACCGGAATGCCAGCCACCTTTGCACCTGCGTAGTTTTCTTCGAAACGGTCATCCTTCTGCTTTGCCAGCTTGCCGTATCCGGCTCTCAGGATTGCAAAATCAATGCCTGCCGCCCTGACCTTCTGCCAGTCGATCTTGCCGTTATGGACGCTGACGTCGATGCCCTTCATATCCTCGCCTCCGAAATATTTATAGAAATCATCGGTCACGCTGCTGTTGCCGTGAACCTCATCACCGTACCACTTGCTGCCGGAACGAACATCAACGTGCGTATAGATGTAGGCGGCAGTGATATTGGCAATGCCGGTAAAGCCGGTGTCCTGCGCCTTGCAGCAGACCGTCCTGCTGGAGATCGGCTGACCATCCTGCCCATAGCAGCAAATGTCCGCCGCCTTGCCGAGTGTATGCTGTCCCGTACCGCTGCCCTTGACTGCCTTATCATGAGCAGCACAACGGAAACCAGAGGTCACGATGATCTTAGAGCAGTTGAGGGCTGCATAAAGCGTTTCCAGCTTGGTGATGAGATCATCGTCGATCTGAAAATCATGTGCCTTGCCGCACTTGCAGCGGAACTCCTGCGCATTGAAGTGCGGAGAGAGCTGCGTATTATCGGTATAGCCGTAGGTTTTAATCATCGTTATCATCCTTTCTGCCGGTCTGTTTCTGCAGCACCTCGATCGCATTTTTCAGTGCGGGCGGATACGGAATACCCATGAGCGATGTATTTTCCACGATGGAAAGCAGCTCATTCACGCAGAACGCAATGCAGACCGCATCACGTACATAGTTCGTATTGAGCAGAATATCCAGACGCACCGCCACGATAATGAGCATGAGAATGCTACCTTTCTTCGCAAGCCCGTACCAGCCAGCCTTGCTGTTCAGCTTACCGGTCTTGCTGTGTTTGGACTTGCCCATTGCACCGGTAATCATTCCGGTTGCAAAGTCAATGCCCATGAAGATGATGAGCGTTACCAGTGCAGAATCCCAGCCGCCGAAAAGCGCTGCAATACCGCCGCCGATCGCGCCGATCACCGTACAGATACTTCCTTTCATGTTGTCACCTCCAGTACCTTGACCGTCCTGATCATAGGGCTTGTATTGTCTGTCACCGCTTTCCATGCGAGATAATAGTCGTCAGCAGATACACCGCTGCAATCGTGCAGGACGGAGATATAGTTGCCGACGGAGCCCAGCCAGCCGAACGGAATGGAAATTGCCTCACCGCCGCTTAGCTTTTCATGAATGTATCTTGCCGTTTCCGCAGGCGACATCTGCTGACTGCTCTTGCGCACCAGCCACATTTCACCTGCATCGGTCGCGCCGGATTTGTAGGTAAGCAGAATTCTGCTTGCAGGCGTGATGCGTACCGGAGTGATACACATGGTGTAAATGACAGCGCCCCAGTTGAAGTCCGGCTGGTTATAATAAATGGCGTAGGCGTTCTCCGCACAGCAGAAATGAGGATATACGTCTGCAAAGCCCGCAATGCTGCGGTAGCCGTCAATATAAAAAGTGTAGATGCTCTCACCGTATGTGGTAAGAGCTTCATTGCCGTTGCGGAACAGCGTCACCTCCGGTCTGCCGGACGGGATCTGCAGCACCTTCGGCACAAGGGTATTCAGCTTTTCGGACTCCGATGCCTGAACCCCCATTGTTACAAGGTTACGGGCAAGCTGGTCACGCTGCGCATCCAGCGCCGCCAGATAATTTGCAATGCTCATGTCGTCACCTCCACAATTGCCGCTAGTGCAGTCTCTACGCCGGAAAGCTCAGTCTCCACGGCAGAAAGGCGGGTAAGAATATCAGAAATGGATGTGCGGCAGCCCTGCATATCATAGAGAATCTCGGTCTTGAAGCGCTCGAATACGCCTTCGTTCACGCCGACGCGCTCATTCAGGTTCATTGCTGCGGTGTACGCCTCTTCCCAGCGGGAAACGTGAGAATCCGTGATTCCGTTCAGCGTTGCGAGGTTGTGATGTGAATGCGCCTGTCTCTCTGCGCTTGCAATACCGTCAAGCATTTCCTGCGTGATGCTGTCCAGAACGGATTTATTGGCATGAGAATGCGCCTGCGCAGAAACCTCACTCAGCCCTGTGGTCAGACTGTGCAGCGCGTTGCTGGTCGATGCGCGGAAAGCCGCCTCATCCTGCAAATACTGCTCGGTAATGGTGTCAAGAACTTCCTTGTTGTTATGTGTATGCCGCTGCGCATTCAGCGTCAGAAGCTCCTCGTTGATGGTCTGAATCTCATATTGCGTCCTGTCCTCAAACTGCTGTAAGTCGGAAAGCTCCTGCAGAAGTTCAGGTGTAAAAGCATCCAGCGTTGCCTTGTTCGCATGGGAATGAAAATCTCCGGTCGCCGCCTCGATCTCACGCTCGACAATAGTCGTGACCTCAGATGTTTTCGGGTATTCCGACATATCCGGTGTTTCTCCCGGCTCTCCCTTGAGCGATGCCAGCCACTCGGTTTCCGTACCGACATAGCCATGCTCCACCGCAATCTCATAGGCGGACTTACCGTCAGCGCCGTGTCCTGCTTCCTCGATCTTCTTCAGAAGCTGCACATACAGATCAGGCGTCGGCGGAATGGGCGGTTCATCATCACCCACAAAGCCGGAAGGACGGATATTCAGCGTCACCGGAACAGTCGTTGCACGGACAGTCGTATCGCTTTCGGTGTCATAACCGAACACAGACATTTTTGCCGCGCCGACATGAAGTTCCGCAGGCAGATACAGCGATGTGCCGTCCGCGCCGAGAACAATATTATATGTCTCATCACACTGCGTGAACTGGACGACCTTGTGGAATCGCCGCCAGTCGCCGTCAAAGGTGAAACGGAACTGTACATACTGGATCTGATGATCCGCCAGCACCTCACGCTCCAGAACCTCAATGCTCTGGTTCTTTACAAGAAATTTCCACATTAATCACGCACCTCCACCCATTCTCTGGTTTCATCATTGTATTCCATATATCCGTCAAGGCACTGCACCTTGTCCAGACCGTTAAGATCACCGGCATTACCGTCCCAGTTTGTCTGCTTTGTTACCGCAGCCCAGTCTGCAAGGCTACCTTCATAGGTCAGCGTTCTCAGCGGCGTATAATTGAGCGCATGAGAGCAGACCTTCGTCACATTATGACTGAGAGTAAGACTTTGCAGCCTGCCGCAGCTCACGAAACAGAATCCCGGTAACTCGGAGCATTCAACTCTTGCAGTCGTAAGCTGATCGCATCCCATGAAGATATATGTGCCAAGCGTAGTGAGCGTTGCAGGAAGCGTAACAGAAGTGATATCCTGATCCACAAATGCCTTTTCTCCCAGCGTTGTCACCGACGAAGGTATCATAAGTTCTCTCAGACCACCATGTGTATACATGAAAAAAGCACGCTCGCCAATGGTTGTCAGCGTACTCGGAAAACTTGCTGACGTCATATTCACGCAGCGTTCAAAATTGCTCTTGCCAATTGCAGTGATCCCATCACTGATAATAAGAGAACGGATAGCCTCATTTTCCCAGAACGGAGACTCACCCAATTCATAATCGTAGGTTACACCAGAGCCGTGAAGCAGGAGCTTTCCATTTTCATAGAGAACATAATGTATATTCTCGCCGCAGGTGCCGATTTCAACAATACCACCGATGATATCATCGACTTCTGTCTGCAATGTTTCAACCTGATGCGTCAGCTCGGCAACGGTTTCATTGTTTTCCTGCACTTCCACGATAAGCTGCGCCATCTGCGCCATCAGTTCTGTGACCTTGCACTTGCCGAGGATGCATTTGCAATAACCACAGACGTTGCTGTCTTCTCGGTAATCGAACCAGTCATTCTCCGTAATTCGTGAAGCTCCCGGATTCATGCGTACCGCATACATCAGAAGGCGGACATGGTCTTCATCCTGCGGAATGGACGGAAGCGAGGGATTCTCTGCCGGGGTTCCGGCGAATAGTCTGAGAGAAACACTGCGAACGGATTCTGTGGTGTCAAGATAAATCGCAATGCCGACATAGCGCGGGAGCGATTCATCCTGATACGATGTTAGATCAATCACATATCTGGAATCGTTGATAAAATAGTGTCCGTTGATCCACGCTTTACCGGTACCAAGAACCACGCCAAGACCGCTGTTCGCGGCTGTCAGCTTGAAGTTCTGCCCGTAGGTGTCGAGGATACCATTGCAGATAATGCTGGAGAGGTAGCTCGTGAAGTCCTCCGCCGTATAGGTGCGGTCAAGCCCCTTTGAATTGAAGAAACCGCTGTAAAAAGCCATATATCATGCCTCCTTGAATGTTGGTGTCAAGCTGCGTCCGTTCTGGTCGAAGCCCTCGATCATGCCGATAAGCTGTATCTGCGGCTGCATCATGCCGAAGCGCCGATGCTGCACTGTCACATAGTCGCCTACGAAATAATCACGGTTGTATACATACTGCGTGTTATGCGCTGCGATCTCTGACTCCGATGCTGTTTTAGGCAGTACAAGCCGTTCTGAGCCGCGAGTGCGCAGCAGTTCCAGATACTTCTCCTCCGGAATCGGTATCGTTTCACCCTCGACCTGCTCTGTCTCGGAAATATCGTCCGCATCCACATACACTTCATAGCGGTCAAGGTATGTCGGTTCATCACCGTCACAATATGTGGTGCGTTTGCGTTCATCTCCCTTGCCCTGACCGAAGATATAGGCAAAATTCTTCTGGACGCTGCTGTCCTCCGCATAACTGAATGAGAGCAGATTGCTGTATGCATCGGAAAAGATAATATGCGGATTATCCTCCTGCATGATGCTCCGGTCAGCGCCTTCGGAGAGGTCGAACACCATGCGGTATTGCTCCCCGGAGGATTTCACCAGCCGGATATTCGCCGTGCCGCCGAGCTTCTCGCAGATCGTATACACCCACTGCATCAGGTTCGTGTATGAGATCTGCAATGTGGCGGTCTGCTCCCAGCAAATACCGGACACAGTTCCGAGGGAAAGCCCCGGAATCCTGCGGTTATCCGAAAGTAGCGCATTCTGCGTCACGACCTCCCGGACGATCTCGCTGTATGCCTTTGTCGCTGTCACGTTGTAGGTCGGGTGAATGATGCGCCGTTCCAGCAGGCACATCAAAAAGCGACCACGCACTGTCAGGTAGTCGCCGTTTTCAATATCTGTATTGATCAGCACGGATTCTATGATGCCGAAGTGCTGATTATCATCATCACGACCGACGATTCTGCCGGTCTGAAAAATCTCAATATTCTGCTGGTTCGCTGCGATATACACCTCAAAGCTGCCGCACTTGTAATATTCAATATCCCAGAGCACCACAAGGAGAGGTCCGAGTGCAGCCGCCACAAGAGCGACCTTGACAATGGTTTCCTTTGTCGCAGGCGACAGCGCATTGAATTTATCGATAAGTCCTTGAATACGGGAAACAATAGAACGAATCGCAGGCATCAGGATTTCACCGAAAGAAATGGCAAGCTCCTGAAGCTGGGATTTCAAAATTGTAAGCTGACCGCCGAGGTTATCCTGCATGACGGCAGCCATCTTTTCCGTGACACCGTTATAGCCGTCGATCTCGTCAGAGCAAGTGCTGATTGCACCTTCCAGCTTCTGAATATCCGAAGGCGCAGCATTCATCAGCGCAAGGAAACCAGACATTGCATTCTTGCCGACCAGAGCCTGTGCTGCCGATGCCTGTTCCGATTCGGACATCTGCGCAAAAGCCACACGGCAGTCTGCCAGAATGTCATTCAGTTCACGCATCGAGCCGTCCTGATTGGTGGTGGCGATCTCCATTTCGCCGAAGGCATCGCCGCAGAATTTGACATCGCCTGCAAGGGCGGTCATGATCGAACGGAGCGCCGTACCGGACTGAGAACCCTTGATACCGCTGTTTGCCATCAGACCGATTGCCTGTGCGGTATCCTCGCAGGAGAATCCCAGTGAACCGGCAACAGGCGCACAGTATTTGAAGGTTTCGCCCATCATGCTGACGTTCGTATTTGCATTGGACGATGCCGCCGCCAGAACATCAGCAAAATGACCGCTGTCGGCAGCAGATAAGCCGAAAGCGGTCAGAGCGTCAGTTACAATATCCGAGGTTGTCGCCAAGTCCTCGCCGGAAGCGGCAGCAAGGTTCATGATGCCCTCGATACCTTCCAGCATATCGCCGGTTTTCCAGCCCGCCATCGCCATATAGTTCATAGCGTCGGCAGCCTCGGAAGCAGAGAACTTGGTCTTTGCGCCCATTTCACGGGCTTTATCACGCAGTGCGTCCAGCTCATCACCGGTCGCACCGGATACAGCAGCGACCTTGCTCATGGCGGAGTCGAAGTCGGCTGCGGTCTTGACTGCGGCAGTTCCGGCAGCCATGACCGGAACAGTCACATGAGTGGTCAGTGTCGTTCCGACATCGGCGATTTTGTCACCGGCTTTTTCAAGCATTTCTCCCGCCTGACCGAGCTTTGCAAGCGCCGTGCTGGAAGCCTCCGCTTCACGCTGGAGGTTTTGCAGTTCCTGTTCCGTTTCGATGATCTCACGCTGCAGGGCATCATACTGCTCCTGCGAGATGTCGCCGTTGTCAAGCGCCTGATTTGCTTGCTCTGCTGCCGTTTTCAGTGTTTCCAGCTTTTCTTTGGTAGTCTTCACCGCATCGGCGAGGAGCTTGTGTTTCTGCGAGAGCAGTTCCGTATTGGTCGGATCGAGTTTCAGCAGCTTCTGTACATCTTTGAGCTGCGTCTGCGTGTTCTTGATGTTTTTATTGACACCTTCCAGAGCCTTCGACAGCTTGGTGGTATCGCCGCCGATCTCAACGGTGATGCCCTTGATTCTGTTTGCCATGCGGTTTCACCTCGCTTTTGGAAAAGAATACTTGACAAATACAATCACTTATGATATACTATAACGATTTAGTGATTGCACTATTTGGATGGCATGGGGATTTCTTATGTGGAGGTTGTATATTTATGCAACACGATTATAGATACGTGGATAAAAACACAGTTAAGGTTTTGAAAAAGGAAGTCATCAAACTCATCAACGAGGTTCAAGACGAAGTTAGAGATTGTTTTACATTCCGTTATGATTTTGTAGGTAGTTGCTGTCGTAATATGGTTACTTATGATGCAAAGGGTAATACAGGATTTGACTTTGACGTAAACATTCAAGTTAACGATGATGATGAACAGTATTCTGCAAAGGAAATCAAGCAGATATTGATGAGAGGCTTTTCTCAGATATGTCGTAGATATGGATATTCATATCCAGAGGATTCAACAAGAGTTCTTACAATCAAAGTTAAAGACAAACAGAATTCAAGAATCTTACATAGTTGTGATTTTGCTATTGTATATAATTGCGATGATGGTCGCCAACAGTATATTCGCTTTAACAAAAAGCAAAACTGTTATGAGTGGGTCTATCAAGGCAAGGGATTTATAGATTTACCGAATCGAATTGATTGGTTAAAAAGAAACAACCTATGGTCAGAGCTTAAGGAATATTATATTGAGAAAAAGAATAATAACACTGATTCAAACAAGCACTCCAGATCAATTTTTGCGGAATCGGTAAATGAGATGTGCAATTGGAATGGTTATTTCGGATAATGTTTCTTAAAACGCATCAAAATCCGCCTGCCCAGCGACTTCATGCCAACCGTCATATTCATCGTTTTCCTTTTCGGTGAACATATCATTCACCACTCCGATCGTGAGCAGATCAAGCTCCGAGAGGGACAGCCCGATCTGCACACATCGGAGAAGGAAGAGGGGCGTTGTCATCGGGCGGTCAGTTTTGCGATGTTTTTTTTAGATTCCGCCTGCGTCTCCACGTTCAACCCCCACAGTTCAATGAGCTGCGGCAGCACCTCGTAGATGGAGAACGTGTTGAAGGCTTCGAGCCACTCGTCGGGGTTGTCCGGGACGTTCTCCGGATCAGCGTGTTTCGCCATGATATATGCGATATTCTCGAACACTTCAAGGCTCTCGATATCAAGAGCAGAACTTTCCTCGTCACCCTCCTGCACGGAAGTCTGAAGTGCAGCGAAGTCCTTGTAAATGTCCCTGCGGAACTTGATGCGGTAAAGGCGAGGCACAGCCGCACTCGCCTTGAACGGAACCTCGATACCGTCAACGGTAATTGTCTTTTTAATAGCCATGCTGTACCTCCTTATTCAGTCGCGCTGCCGGACTTGGTCGATGTGGAACGAGTGCCGGTGCTGTTGTTGGTTGCAGCAGTCGGCATATAGACCGCATTGTACCAGTTATTGTAGGTCGTTTCATCCGTGCTTTCGCAGGTCTTGGACTTCACCAGACCATTCGGGAGAGCCGATGCCTTGAGGGACAGCTTTTCCGTCTTGACGGACTTGCTTTCCTCCGTAGTTTCGCCCTCAGTTGCAGGACGGGACGCAGAGCAGCAGTACAGCACATGGCGGATGTGGTTCTTGTCTCCGTCAAACTCGAACATGAGTGCGAACTGCGATGTCTCCGCATCGTTGCGCTCCACCAGAACGCCCTTTGCATCAAGCTGTTCACCGAGAATCGCCGTTGCAAAGTCGGTGGTGATGAGTGCGACCTCCAGATCACCGTCATAGCCTGCGTTGTTGTTGATGACATAATACACACTGTTGTCAGCGTAGAAGTTCTCATTTTCGCCGTTCGCGTCAATGCTCAGGGAAACTGCACCGGGCAGACGCACAGGCGTTGCAAATGTCGGAACACCGTCATCGCTCCATGCCGTGATCTTTGCCCAATGCACCTTATTCAGACCGAATTTTACCTTATTCTTCTGCAGTGCCATTGTTATACCTCCATTTTGTAAAGCACCTCGTAGAGCTTTTCGCTCTCGATCCAGCTTTCAGTTTTCGTGTAATAGATATTGTGCTGCGTCAGCACTTCCTCCACACGGCTTTCTGTATCGGGCGACTTTTCATCCGTATACAGCTCAATATCAAGCTGCTTGAAGCTGTGATACATCAGGTTATCCGCGCCGAAGGTGTCCTCGCCGGGTGAAAGGAAAATAACAAAGGGCGGTTTCGGAGACTCGCCCTCGGCAAAATGATGATAGGCGAACGGCAGACCGATCTCCTGCATCATTTCATTGATTTCTTCATAGGTCATGACAGCGCCTCCTCGATGAGCTGCGTGAGCATTTCCTCGCCGTGCGCTTCCGCAGGCGCGATATGCGGCTTGCCGGATACACGTCCGCCGTTCCGCTTTGCATGACCTTTTTCAAGCAGGTGCGCAAGCTGGTAGCGGTCTTTGGAGTGAACGGTCATTTCGAGTGTATGGCTGTTCTCCTTCGTTTTCTTGGTCGTCCAGCTCTTGCGGTACTTGCCGCTGCGCTTCGGAGCATTGGCGGAGATTTCCTTCTTGACGGAGGTTGCTGTCTTTTTCACAGCAGCTTTCATGGCGGTATCGGCAAGGTCTGCATATTCCGTCAGACCGCGCATAATCTCCGCAGCCATATCGTCAATCGAAGTCATCCTGCTCACCAGCCTTTCGTGTACCTGCCGTGATTTTCATATAGTCGAGTGATTTAT